AAATATGTGCGTATGGGCCTAAAGCATAAATTATGCGCAGTATGCGGTAAGCCAGGAGAAGTGCACCATTGGGATAGTATTGGTATGGGACGAGATAGAAGATATGCAGACGATTCAGACAGTCGGAAGATTTGTTTGTGTAGAGAGCACCATAATGAGGCGCACCAGATTGGCCGGGAATCATTTCAGGACAAATATCATGTATATGGTGTGCTTTGGGAGGGGTAATAATGGGTGTGCTGGAAAGGCAGATTTATAAAAAAATAGAGTGGCATTTGTACAACTATTTTAATTTGAAACGGGAAGTAAATGAAGCCAAAGAGGAAATTATCAATGCTGGGGGGAGAGATCTTACAGAATGGGGTGGTGGTATAAGCTACCATTCGGATCCGACAGCATTGAGAGCCATTAAACTTACAAAACCTGAGTTAATAGAAAAAGAGAAATGGCTTAAAGTGATAGAAAGCACTATTAAGCGCTACCAGGGTACGGAAAAGGGGCAGTTATTACAGAAAAAGTACTTTGATGAGTTAGGAGAAAAGCATATATGCCAAAAGTTACATATTGAACGGGCTACTTACTTCCGATGGCGAGAAGAAATAGTTACCTATACAGCTATGTTAGCATTGCAGGAAGGATTGATTAGTATAAAAGTATGAGACTTTTTAGCGGTTATTATATGTTATAATGCTATTGTAGAATTGTATGCTTTAGGGGATCACAGATAAGCAGTGTTTAGTAATCACCGAATTCTATATCAAAGGCAACACTTGGTATAAAGAGAACCACAAAGGTTGCCGGTAAATCCGGAGGGGATATTGCTCCATAAGCTTAGGAGGGGCGGGCACAGGGAGCAATAAAGTAGAAATTTCTCCCAGTAAATGATATAATGAAGATAAAAAGACTGGGAGGGGCAAACGATGGATCCTGGAAAGGTTGGTAAAAAACTAGAGAATGCAGGAGCTAAGATGCAAGATGTAGGGAAGAAATTAAATCGTATCGCCAACATTCTTATACTATGCGTAACAATACCAATATTGCTTACAGTATTCTTAGGTACTACAGGACTTATTATAGGTGGTGTAGTATTTCTAATTGGACTAGGAAGAGCGTTTAAATAAAATACACTTAAATTAAAGAGCCGAAAGGCTCTTTTTCTTTGGAGTTGCTTTAAATGCCTGATTTATTATTTTATAAAACCTACGCTTGGAAGAAGTTACGTAAAGAAGTTCTGCAAGAAGATAAATACGAATGCCAGATGTGTAAAAAAAGGGGATATTACCGAAGAGCGAATACAGTGCATCATATTAAGCCGATGGATAAGTATCCTGAGTTGGCATTATCAACGTATTACACAGATGAAAATGGAGAGAAGAAACGGAACCTTATTTCGTTATGCAGAGTATGCCATGAGAGAGAGCATGAGTATAGACAACCAGAGAAGCCTGAACCATTGACGCCGGAGAGGTGGTAATATACCCCCCGGTCAGAAAAAATGCGATTTTAATTTGGGGGGCGTCGACCGGTGGGGGGCCAAGACAAAACAGATTTTTTGACCTGCTCACGCGAGGTGTAGGGGGTGCGGTGTGGTATGCTATCAAAAATGACAAAAGCGGAACTATTAGAGTTAGCCAAAAGATACGATATTCCAGGAATTCACGCTCGTATGAAAAAATCGGATATACTTTCCCAGATTACACCGCATGTGAATGCAATAAAATATTGCGAAAAAAGGGAAAAGATTCAAACTGACCTTTTAGACCAATTGGAGAGAAACGGTACATTTGGTGAGTTTTATGTCGACTTAGTCAATGACTATATGGCAATGTGGGATGTAAAAAATAAGCTGATAGCTGACATAGAGGAAAAAGGAGTATCTGTACGCTATCAAAACGGTGAAAATCAATGGGGCTATAAGAAAAATGATTCTGTAGGAGAGTTACAGAGAATCAATAATCAGATGCTAAACATATTGAAACATTTAGAATTAAAACCTAGTAAAGCAGATACAGAAACATTTGATTTCGAGGACTTAGAGATGTAAAGCTGGGAGGTGGTGAATATGTAAATGAAGCAAAGGAAGCGGGATTATCATCCGTATATTGACCGATATATGGATGATTGTCGGAGCGGGAAGAACATCGTTGGTAAAGACATCTTACTAGCGATGGATTATATTGAAGAGAAGCTCAGTGACCCGGATGTATTTATAGATGCTGAGAAAATTTATAAAGCTGTTGAGTTAATGGAGCGATACTTTGAAATTAAGCTGTTTGATTGGGAGTTATTTGTAACAGCTTTAATTCATTGCTACTATAGATCAACCGATACTGTTGTTTTTTCTACGATACTCATAGTAATGGGCCGGGGAAATGGGAAGAATGGTTATATATCTCCGCTTGCTTGGTATTTAACTACACACTATCATGGCATCAAAGGTTACAATGTTGATATTGTAGCTAATGCTGAGGACCAGGCAAAAACATCATTTAATGATGTATATGAAGTATTAGAAAGAACCTGGGCGAAATCAAAAAGATTTTTCTATAAGACCAAAGAAATTATTGTCAATCTTATTACAAAATCTTATATAAAATTCAACACAAGTAATGCCAAAACGAAAGACAGCAAGCGTATTGGGTGCCTAATATTTGATGAGGTGCACCAATATGAAAATTATAATCAAATAAAAGTTTTTACTTCAGGCTTTGGAAAGAGAAAACATTCCAGAGCCTTTTATATTACCACTCAGGGGAATGTCCGAGAAGGTGTATTGGATGATATGTTGGCAATTGCTGGCGATATTCTTAATGGTACAATTAAGGATTTACGGTGGTTGCCGCTTATATATCGAATTGATGATGAAAAAGAAGCTTTGAATCCTAAAATGTGGCATAAAGCTAACCCTTCTTTGAAATATTTACCGACGCTCAAACTAGAGATGGAGCAAGAATTTGTTGAGATGAAATATATACCTGCCAAAGAAGAAGAATTCTATACAAAGCGCATGAACTGGCCTAAAGGCAATAGGGATCTCCAAGTTACTGAGTGGGATAATATAATTGCAACAAATAAACCATTACCCGATATGACCGGATGGGAATGTACTGTTGGGATTGACTTCGCTTCAATGCGCGATTGGGCGGCAGTAAATTTTCATTTTAGAAAAGGCGATATAAGATATGACTTCGGGCGTTATTGGGTATGTACGCAAAATCCGGAATTGTTCAGAGTAAAAGCACCATGGCAAACTTGGGAAAATTGCGTACCTGTTGATGATGTTGAAATCGACTCGGAATTGTTAACTAATTACATCTTAAAAATGGGACAAAAGTACATCATAAAAAAAATAGCTATAGATAGCTTTAGATACGCATTAATGAAAGACTCTCTTGAAAAAATAGGTTTTGATCCTAAGGAGCGAAAGAATCTATATCTTGTAAGACCATCTGACATCATGAGGATTGTACCTGTCATTGATAGCTGCTTTAATAAGCAGCTTTTTGTATGGGGTGATAATCCTGCACTAAGATGGGCTACAAACAACACAAAAAAAGTGCCTTCAGGAAAGAAACAAGGAACCGATATAGGTAACTTTTATTATGCGAAAATTGAAGCTAAATCTAGAAAGACAGACCCGTTTATGGCCTTGGTTGCAAGCATGGTCATAGAAGAAGAGCTTAGCAGCGTACAAAGTACATTCGATGATTTACCAGTCATTGTGGGATAGAAAGAAGGTGATAAATTGGGCTTGATTAATTGGCTGATGGACAAGCTTAGCGGTAAACCTGTGCCGGTAAACTTCAAAGAGAAAGAGTTTTATGAAGAATATGCATCATTGTATTTTAATACGACTGTGCGTGAAATGGCCTTTTGGAGTGCGGTGAACCTGGTTGCCAGAGCTATAAGCAAATGTGAGTTCAAAACGTATCTCGATGGGGAAGAAAAGAAAGGCCGGGAATATTATCTTTGGAATATCGAACCAAACAAAAATCAGAACTCCAGCCGATTTCTTACTAAGTTGATTTCCAAGCTATATCGAGAGAATGAATGTCTTGTGATTGATCTAAATAGCCAACTGCTTGTTGCAGACAGTTTTATTCGAGAATCATACGCGCTATATGACGATGTTTTTACACAGGTGCAGGTAGGGGATTTAACATTAAACAGGTCTTTTTCGCAATCAGAAGTATTGTATTATCAACTGAATGATGCCGATATCCGCAAACTTGTCAATGGTTTGTACGAAAACTACTCTAAACTAATTGCATATAGTATGAAGGCGTACCAAAAAAGCCGGGGGACAAAAGGTGTATTTAAGTACGAAACATTGCCGGTAACGGGGACGGAAGAAAGACAGTTTTTCGATGATCTTATAAATAACAGAATAAAAACATGGCTGAATAGTGATGCTGCTGCTCTGCCTTTGGGAAAAGGTCAGGACTGGAAAGAGCTCCAGCACAAGACATACAGCAATGAAAGCACACGAGACATCAGGGCACAGATAGACGACATATTCGATTTCACAGCCCGGGCCTTTGGAATTCCGCCGGCATTGCTTCGGGGTGATGTTCAGGACACATCGAAAGCTATAGATCAATTGCTCACATTTTGCATTGATCCGCTTGTGGACATGCTCCAGGAGGAAATAAATCGCAAACGAAACGGATATGAAGGATTCAGCAAAGGCACGTATCTTAAGATTGACACAACAACTATCAAGCATATTGATCTGTTTGATGTTTCAACAGCGATTGACAAGCTTATTGGCAGCGGTGCATTCTGCATTAATGAT